CGGAGCGTGAGGCTCGGGGGTTTACTCGTGATCGTCCTCCTCTGTTGCGTGATCCGTCGTCGCAGCGTTTGGCGACGATTTACATGGAGCTGGGGAAGCTTGGGATGTCGGAGTCGGAGCGTCGTAGGGCTGGTATTGAGTTGCGGCCTGATGAGTCTGGTGTGGTTCCGGCGTCGGTGAGTGTGTTGGATGGTTACCGTGAGCGTTTGCGGTCTGCGTAGTGGTTGTTGTTGTGGGGGTTGTTGAGTGGTTGTTGTTTATAGCAAGCCTGGTTGCGGTAGTTGTGTGGCGACTAAGCGTGTTTTGGATAAGGCGGGCGTCTCGTATGAGACGGTTGATGTGAGTGTCGATTCTGCGGCTCGTGAGATGTTGGTTGAGCATGGGTTTAGTGCGATGCCGGTTGTGGCCCCTACGGGCGATGTGGGGTCGTGGTTTGGCGGTTTCCAGATTCACCGTTTGCGTGAGGTTATTGCTACTGAGACGACCGCTTAGAGGTTGTTCCCGGTAGACAATTCGGCCTGGCCTGCACAATGGGGTGTGGGTTCGGGCCGGAGTTATTTTAGTTCCTCGTCGTCCTCCGGGACTGGCGGGGTTTAGCTTGTTAGTGGTAGCGGGGTTCGCCTCGCGGCCGCCCCCCTGGCGGTTTTTGCTGGGGGGTTCATCTTTTGCCCGTGTGGTGGAATTGGGTAGACACACCACACTCAAAATGTGGCGCCCTGGGGGCGTGCGGGTTCGAGTCCCGCCACGGGTACTTGTGTGTTGATGGGGTTGCGTTTCGGCGCGCCTGTGTTTTTGTGAAGGGCGTCTTACCCTGCCAGGTGTAGGTGGAGCATCTGGGGCCGTGCTTGTCCGGTTGGCCGGGGGCGCGGCCCTTGCCTTTTCGTTGTGTGTTGATGGGGTTGGGGGTGTCCTGGTTTTGGTCGATGTTGATAAGGCTGGGACACCCCCTGCGGGTCCCTATGATGATTTGTCTGATGAGGAGATTCTTGAGCGTTTCGCGCCGGTACATTATGGGCCGACGTGGGAGCGTGGCGAGGATGGCCGGTTCGTGTTGCCTGAGCATACGTTGGGCTGGGAGATTGCCCGGTGGTGTTCGGATTACTTGGAGCCGTTGGGCGCGGACCAGGACGTGTTTGAGTTCACGCTTGAGCAGTTGCGTATCGTGCTGTGGTGGTACGCGGTTGACGATGAGGGTAAGTTCATTTACCGGCGTCGCGGCGTGCTGCAGCGCATTAAGGGCTGGGGCAAGGACCCGCTGCTCGCTGTTCTGTGTTTGGTTGAGGCGTTTGGTCCGTCCCGGTTTGCGGGGTGGGGTTCCGATGGTGAGCCGGTTGGTCGTCGGTGTCCGCAGGCGTTGGTGCAGATTTTCGCATTGAAGCAGGAGCAAACTAGCAATACGTTCGACATGTTCCATGTGCTTGTTGGTGACAGGTTGCGTGCGAAGTATGGCGTGGATGTGCGTTTGCAGATTGTGCGCGGTTGTAATAACACGGCGCGTATTGAGGTTAAGACGTCGTCGTTCCGTTCGACGGAGGGTAATCGTTGTACTTTTGCACTGTTAAATGAGTCCCAACACTGGTTGCCTCAGAATAACGGGCAGCAGTTGAAGAATACGGTTGAGGGTAATACGACGAAGATGAAGTCGCGCTACCTGGCGATTACCAACGCATACAAGCCTGGCGAGGGAAGTGTGGCTGAGGATGACCGTGAGGCGTACATGAAGTCGCTAGAGGGCCTAACAACGGAGTCGGATATGTTCTATGACTCGTTGGAGGCCCCGGATGATACGCCGTTGGATGAGCGTGTGTTCAAGGTTTTGTATAACGCTGTGCGCGGGGATTCGGTGTGGTGTGATGCTGATGAGGCGTGGCGGTCGGTGTTGAATCCGTCGCGCCCAACGTCGGAATCTCGTCGCATGTACTTGAATCAGGTGTGGCAACCCGAGGGTAATTTGTTCTCGTCGGCTGAGTGGAAGCGGATCGAGCGGAAGGCGACGTTGGAGCCTGGTGATCGGATTGTGCTCGGGTTCGATGGCGGTAAGTCGGATGACTCTACGGCGCTGGTTGCTGTTCGCGTGTCGGATGGTTTGATGGTGCCGTTGCTGCTTGAGGAGAAGCCGTTGGACCTTGCGGGCGACTGGGAGGTTGACCGTGAGCGCGTGGATTCGATGGTTCACAGGTGTTTCCGCGATTACGACGTTGTTGGGTTCTACGCTGACGTTGCATTGTGGGAGTCGTACATTCATGAGTGGACTCTTGATTATGGTGAGCGGCTTGTTGCTCGCGCGTCGGATAGGGGTCCGATTGCGTGGGATATGCGTGGTTCGCGTAAGCGGACGGTGAATCTGCATGAGGCGTTTATGGCGGCGATTCTTGATGGGAAGGTGTCGCATGGCGGTTCTCGTGAGTTGGCTGCGTCGTTCCGTCGTCATGTGTTGAATGTGTTGCGTAAGGATACGCCGTATGGTGTCTCGTTTATGAAAGCGGGACGCGAGTCGAAGAAGAAGATCGACATGTATGCGGCGGCGATGTTGGCGTTTGGTGCGTATCGGGATTATCAGACGGAGATGGCGTCGAGGCCGGTCGCGAAGGCTGGGGGGTCGTTCTTCCGGTTCTAGGAGTGTGGTGTGTTGTGGCGGCAATTATTGATGCTGGTGATTCTCTGGAAGCTCTCGTAGCTGAGGGCTTGCGCGTGTTGCATCGTGACTGGGATGATGGCCTGCAGGTTGCGGACGCGTATTTGCGTGGCGATTTTGACGACCCGTACTCGCCCAAGGGCATGCTGGATGAGCATAGGGCCATGATGCGTCGTGCTCGTCAGAATTGGTGTGAGATTCCGGTGAACGCTGCGACGCAGGCGTTGGCGGTTGACGGGTTCCGTTCGGGGGATCAGAGAGCAGGTGGCGAGCGTTCGTCTGAATCCCCGGAGTGGGACTTGTGGCAGCGGAGCAATTTGGATGCGAAGCAGGCGCAGGTGCATCGTAGCGCGGTGGCGTACGGCCAGGCGTTTACGGTGGTTGAGCGTGGCGAGGGTGGGCGCGCGTACGTGCGTGTCCTGTCGGCTCTGCGCACCGTGTGCTTGTTTGAGGATGCCCTGTCGGACGATAATGCGATTCTTGCGTTGTCGGTGATGCGGCATCCGGGTTTCGGGCCGGACGGTCGACCTAAGCCTGGTTTGGCTGTCGCGTGGGATCGTTACAACCGTTACGACGTCGTTCTGCCTAACGGCGGTGGCGAGCCGGTTGTTGGTCCCGGTGTTGCGCACGGTGGTGCTGGTCATTGCCCGGTGACACGATTCGTGTCGCAGATGGATGATGAGGGGCGCGTGCAGGGCGCGGTGCTTCCGTTGAAGCATTGGCAGGATTCGTTCAATCAGATGTTGTTCAATCTGCTGCTTGAGCAGTCGCATGGTGCGCATCGCGTGTTGTGGGCGACAGGCTTGGAGCCTGCGGTCGCGGTCGATGCGGATGGTATGCCGGTTGTTGGTGCGGATGGCGGGGTTGTGAGGCAGCCTATCGCGGCAGGGCCTGGTGACTTCCTGGTTAACTCGTCGCCGGATGGCAAGTTCGGTTCCCTCCCGGTTGGCGACCAGTCGGGCTATATCGCGGCAATGGATGCGCTGATTAAGGACTTTTCTGCTATCTCGCAGACGCCTCCTAACTTCCTGTTGGGGCAGATGGCTAATCTGTCGGCTGACGCGTTGAATGCGGCTGAGAAGTCGTTCCGCCGTAAGTTGGAGTTGTACCGGACTCAGTTTGGTGAGTCATGGGAACGGACGCTGCGTGTAGGTATGATCTTGGAAGGTCGCGCGGAGCGCGACCAGTGGGAGCATAACGAGGTCCTTTGGAGGGACTTGGAGTCGGCTGCTTTGTCTCAGACGGCGGATGCGCTCTCGAAGTTGCGGGAGATTGGGGTGCCATCTCGCGGTTTGTGGGAGATGGTGCCTGGCGTGTCGCCGGTCCAGTTGGATCGTTGGGATGAGCTGAGCGTGTCGGAGCGTTTGGGTTCTGATTTTGGTGCGGCTGTCCGGGGGTTTAGCGCGATGGGCGCGCAGGATGCTCTGGATGGGCCTGTGACGCCCGTTGAGGGTGAGCCTGTGTCCTTGGACGGTGGTGTCCTGTAGTGCCCGCAGATAAGCGTGTAGAGGTCTTGTTGAAGGCGTTCGAGGCGTCGCTTGGCCGGTTGAGTTTGGTGACTGTGCAGGATGTGTCTGCTTGGTGGGAGCAGGTGGACAAGGGCGGTGATGTTGCGGCCCGGTTCGGTGAGATGCTGGTTGAGCCGTGGGATCGTGGCGCGGTCCTGGGTGTAGCGTTCTACCGGCTACTGCGGGCGTTGCAGACGGGGCGTACGGTCCCCTCCCCTATTCGCGGTCACACGCAGGGCGGCGAGGTGACGCTGGGTGACTTGGTGCGTGAGTTTAACGAGGCGGCTGGGGTGAAGGCGTTGGCTGCGACGTCGTTGGAGGGCGTGCGCGTTGCGGTGGATAAGCAGTCGACGTCGAACTTGTCTGCGTTGCGTGATGTGGATGTGCGGGCGGCGCAGGCGTTGTTGCGTGCCCGGCTTGAGGCTGGCGAGGTGTCGTCTGGCGTTGTGGCTGGCGTGGGTCAGCAGGCGGCGGCTGGCGGCGTCCGGTCGGTGGTGCGTGATATGGGTGATCGTGACCCGGCTAGGCAGGCGTGGATCAGGGTGTCCGGGACGGGCACTCCGTGCGCGTTCTGTGCGATGCTGCTGTCTCGCGGCGCGGTGTATTCGGGCAAGCATGAGGCGTTGCGGCATGACGTGTCGCATCCGAATGGGACGCACGGGTATCACCCGAATTGTCATTGTTACGCCCTGCCCCTGTTTGCGGGGTCAAGCATTGAGGGGTCGCGTTTCGCGGCGAATCGTGAGATGCAGAATCTTTGGTACAACGATTTCGGCGGTAAGGGCTTGAAGGGCAAGTCCGGCTGGCGGAGTTACTACTACCGCAAGTTCAAGCGGTAGGCGTGTTGGTGGAAGCCCTGGCGGCTTCAATGGTGTTCCGCGTTCGTCCTGGTGGCGTGCGCGGGCTTTGTTTTTGGGAGTGTGTTATGGCGGACGAGAAGAATGTGGCTGACGAGGCTGAGGCGGTTGAGGGTGGCGCGCCGGGTGCGCGCGGCGAGGATGCGCCGGTTGAGTCAGAGAAGCAGGCGCAGGTGGAAGCTGACGCGGGTGAGGGCCAGGATGGCGCTGCTCGTAAGGTTGACGACCTGCCTGAGTGGGCGCAGCGCGAGTTGAAGGGGGCGCGTGACGAGGCGGCTCGTTATCGCACTCAGTTGCGCGAAGTTCAGGAGTCGGTGAAGGGTCTCAAGACGGTGGAGGAGTTTGAGGCCGCGATGTCGGCGGCTGACGAAAAGACTCGCCAGGTTGAGGCTGAACTGGGCAGGGTGCGTGTGCGTCAGCAGGTGCGTGATGAGTTCCCAGCTTTGCCTGCGAAGGCGTTCGAGTTCGTCAAGGACGGCACGGTCGAGGAGATGCGTGCCGCGTGCGAGGAGTTGGCATCCCTGGTGGGCGCGTCTGGCGGCGCGGCTGGTCTGCCTCGCAAGGGCGGGGGCCTTGCCCCTGCAGAGGAGACGGAAGGCGAGTTTGACGCGCGCGAGTTTGTTCGCAGTCGCGTGCCTCGCATTTGACGTTTCCTGGTTTGGTTTCTTGAGTCTGTAGAGGAGATAGTATGGTGGCTGTTGTTCATTCCCCGGTGAAGCCGGAAAAGCTCGCGGCGACGGCGGTCGCGCTGACTGAGCGTGAGCTGGTTGTTCCGACGCTGTTCGCGAAGAAGGGCATCGAGGACTTTAAGGGTGCCAAGGATGACACCCTTAACGTGAAGGTTCCGGGCATCCTGCCCGCTCACGATTACGAGTGGCGTAATAACCGTGCGCAGGAACTGATTCTTGATCCGTACAAGGAACGCAAGATTGCGGTGCGTTTCGGCGGTAACGCGTATTCTGCGACGTCACTGACGGACGAGGAATGGGAGTTCGACTTTAATGGTTGGGGCACGTCGATCCTCCCGGCCCAGGCTCACGCGGTTGCCCGCAAGCTGGAATACGGTGCGGTGAATGCTCTCAAGACGGGCAAGTACACGGTTGAGATTGGCGCGAAGGAGAACAATGTCCTCAAGGATATTATCGAGGCGCGTCGTGCTCTGAATCGCCTGGGTGCGTCGAAGGTTTCGCGCACGCTGGTTGTGGGTTCTGACTGGGATACGCTGCTGCAGTCGGCGGACTTTGTGAAGGCCGCGTCGGTTGGCGACAAGCTGGCGGAGACAGCGTTCGCGGACGCTGTTCTGGGCAAGGTCAAGGGATTCAACATCGTTGTGTCTGAGGACTTGCCCGCTGACGAGGCTTATGCTCTCGCGGGTGATGCGTTCATCTTCCTTAACGCGGCCCCGCATGTTCCTGAGTCGGTGAAGGGCGCGACCAGCATTTCTGATTCGGGCATTTCGATGCGGTGGCTGCGTGATTACGATGCGATGCGCCAGCAGGAGCGTTCCACGGTTAACACCTGGTATGGCTTCCAGCAGGTTCTTGACCCGGTTGTGTACTGGGATGAGGCTGCTGGTGTGGAGAAGATTTCGGACGATCAGTACGCGCTGCGTGCTGTGAAGCTCAAGCTGGGCGGTACGGACAAGTACTTTGCTGAGGGCAGCGACAAGGTTGCGGTTGGTAAGGCTCTTGGCTTGGACAAGCGTTCTAAGCACACGACTGCAGCTGTTTCTGCTTGAGGGGTTGATCCGGTGGTTCCGGCCTCGGGGGCGAGCGGTCCGCCGCCGCCCCCTGAGATGGAGCAGCTGGATCACTTGTGAGCGCGGGGTAGCGTCCCCGTGGGTTGGCTTGCATCCCGTTAATGTGCGCGAGGTGTCAACCCGTGGGGGCGCGCCCCTCGTTTGCGTGAAGGGGGTGTTTGCGTGAGTGGAGCTGAGGAAGCGTCCCCGTCCGCGAGTGAGGCTGAGACGGCGCGACGTCGAGAGATGTTGATTAGCGTTGCCGAGTTGGAGGCGCGCCTCAAGTACGCGTTGTCGCCTGACGAGAAGGATACGGCGGCGGCGGTGATTTGGGATGCGTCGAACTTGGCTCGTTTGCATGGCAGGCCGTCGTGGATGGCGGACGCCGTTCCCCCGGTCGTTAAGACGATTGTCCGTAACGCGTGCGTGCGGTACATGGACTTGTCTGAGTCTGTTGTCCAGTCCAGGGCCGGTGACGAGACGGAGGCGTATACGGACCTTGCGTTGCGTACGGGCACGGTGTTTTATACGCCGGATGAGGTGCGGACGTTGCGGCAGGCGGCGGGGTTGGATTCGACGTTGAGCGTGGTTCACACGTTCGTTCATTCTCCTACTGCGCCGACGTCGAGGGATTTTGATCGCGGTTGGCGCAGGTGTGACTGGTGGTTGCCGGGTGCTCGCTTCAAGTGGAGTGAGGGGGCGCTGTAGTGGCTGTCGGTAGGCATAGGGGCATGACTGGACTCGTGTACGGGCGTAAGCGGGCGAGGGACGCTAGGGGGAACCTGGTGACTGTTCCTGACTTGGAGCGCCCGTATAGGTGCCGCATGTCGATGAAGCAGGTGAGGGCGAATCGTGGCGCGGCGAAGGGCCAGTTGACGAACGAGGTCGCGTTGATCCTGGTGGAGCCTCGCACGGTTGACGGCGAATTGTTGACGGACGTCGGCGCGTGGACGTTGATCGAGTTTGATGGGAAGCAGTGGGATGCTGCTGCGCCCCCGGCGTTGAAGCGGGGGACGAGGCGTACGACTCATTGGGAGTTTGAGTGCCGTCCGCGTCCGCCGTCGAACTTGGCTGGGATTGGTGGTGGTGCCGGTGGCAACCATGCTGGTGACTGAGCAGCGGTTGAATAAGATCGTGTCTCACATGCCGCAGGTGCGGCGCGAGATTGTGGGGCAGACGAACAAGCGTGCGGCGGTCGCTCGGGCTAAGCTCGCGGCCCACCGCTACCAGGGGCACTCAAAAATTGAATCGTACGTCGCTTGGGTTGACGGGTACATCGTCCTGAGCGACGAGGACGGGTATGGTGCTGCGGCGGCTATCGAGTATGGGCGCGGCGGCGAGATACGGTACAAGCCGATTGTTGACGATTCGGGGACGATTGTCGGCCAGAGGGTCATTCACATTGGCCCCGCGAGGGGCGTGGGGGCGTTGGCTGCAGCTGCGGCTGGTGGCCGTGTTTGACCCGTCGAAGTTGGACCCAGGGCGGCATGTGACGGTTGAGGCGTTCTTGCCTGCCTGGTTGGAGGCGGACCTGCCTGACGGGGTGACGTGCAGGTCTCGCATCGAGGAGGGTAACTCTCTCCCGTACGTGATGGTTGTGGAGGTGCAGCCCACGACGGGAGGCCAGTTCATCCGGTCGGACGATGCTGTGGACGTGTTGGAGTTCGAGGTTCACACGTTCGCGTCCGGGCTGGACGCTGAGGATGTTGCGTGGCGTATTAACTGGTCGATTATCAAGTTGTTGCGCGAGTATGCGACGCGGGGCAGGCGGGTTCCTGGCCGGGAGTCTTTCGTGAAGGCTTTCGAGTTGATGGAGCGTCCGCGTCGTCGTGAGGACTGGGCGGATTCCACTGGCCCGGTCCAGTATCAGGATTTGCCGGTGGGCGTGGAGCGTTTCGTGTTTCAGGCTCGGCTGGTGGTATTGCACCGTTGATGGTGCGGAAGGGTGAGGTTGTTATGGCGATGGACGATAACAAGACGATGATCGTGGCGACTGCGCAGATCTACACTGCGCCGGTTGACACGAAGGCTCCAACGCTTACGGCGTACAAGACAAACAAGACGACTGCTTTGACGGACTGGACGAATATCGGTCACACGTCGGCGGAGAATCCGTTTAAGGCGGCGCGTACTGGCGGTGACGTCACGACGAAGGGTTCGTTGCAGAAGAAGAAGCTGCGCACGTCGATTTCGGATGTGTCGTATTCGATTGAGATTTCTCTTGAGCAGTTCGACGCTGCGTCGATTAAGCGCTACCTGGGTGCTAACGCTGCGACGGTGGATGGCATCACGTACGCGAAGTCCAAGCCCACGGCTGAGCATTGCGCTCTGCTGATCGTCGTCGAAGATGAGGGCAACGTCTGCTTTATCCACGCGGGTAAGGCGGACCTGGTTGCTAACGGCGATTTCGACGTGAACAGTGTCGAGGAGTTGGCATCTCTGCCGATTAAGTTCGAGGTCCTTGAGGACAAGAACGGTAACACGCTCGGCATTGGCGAGGTCATGTCGCTGGCTGGCTGATCGAGGCTTTGGGGGTGGCCCGCGTAGGGCGGGTGCCAGGGTGGCTACACGGGTCACCCCCTTTCTTTTCCTGGCATACCACTGTGGCACTATTGGGAGGCTTGTAATGACTGCAATTGATTTCGAGAATCTTGACCTTGACACTCTGCGCGCTGAGGCGAACAACAAGTACAAGAACCTTGTGGTTCGTGGCGTCGTGTTCCGTGGCCTGATGCGCGTGACCAAGGATGAGCGTGAGCGGTTCAATCAGATGATGGCTGCTCGCAAGGTGAGCGAGGAGCAGACGGATGTGACGGAGTTTTACCGTGACATGCTGATGCTGGTCGCAGAGGATAAGTCTGCGGCGGCGTCTCTCCTTGATGAGATTGGCGAGGATGCGGCTGTGCTGGACACGCTGGTGACGCTCTACTTTGAGCGCACGCAGGTGGGGGAAGCCTAGCCGTCGCAGGCTTGCTGGATAAGGCGGGGACGGGGATTTACGTTGACTTTCGACTTCACTATGGGATTGACCTGGTGGATGCGATTGAGAGAGGTTCCCCGTCCCCGCGTTTTTTGCTTGCTCTGGTGCGCGGGTTGCCGGATGGTTGTTGGACGCAGGCGATTCTGGCGGAGATGCCTGAGTTGCGCGGGTGGACGCGGGAGATGTCGCTGATGGCTGACGTGTTCGACAACATTTCGGTGAATACGGTGGCGACTGGTTTTGGGAAGTCGCGGCGTCCGGTGTTGTGGCCGGGCCGCCCTGGGGTGAAGCAGACGTTTGCGGCGGAGAAGTGCACCGTGAAGGGCGTGAGGCAGATGTTCGTGGACCTCGTTTCTGGGTGACCGGGGTGGTCTGCCTCGCCCCCTCGCGGGTTGTTGTTGAGGGGGGTTTATGGGTGCTGAGGCCGGTAATGTTGTTGCGCGTCTAGCGGTGAAGGTCACGCCGGATACGAAGGATTTCTGGGGTGACTTGTCGCGGCGTTTGGATGCGATTGAGAAGCGTTTGCAGCCGCTTGAGGTTGGCGTCGAGTTGGACGAGAACGCGTTGCGTGAGCGCGTTCGTGTGATGTCTGAGCGGGCGCAGGCTGCAGTGAAGGATGTCCAGATGGGCGTCCATTTTGATGAGCGTGAGTTCGCGAAGATCGGCGCGATGGCTGATCGTCTGGATGACGCGATGGAGCGTCAGTCTGGCGCGTTGTCGAAGGTCTACGACGGTGACATGGATACGATCAGGCGGCATTGGTCGGCGTCGTTGGAGGCGATGAAGCGGGACGCGGCTAAGCGGTTGAAGTTTAAGGGTCCTCACGTGGATGAGGATTCGTATTGGCGTGGGCATACGGAGTCGGCGTTCCGTATGTGGTATGGGCGTCGCGGTGAGGAGATGCGCCGGGCGTTCCGTGAGTTGGGTCCTGTGGAGTTTGAGTTGCGGCCCGACTCCCAGTGGCAGGAGCGCGTGCGCGGCGTGCTGGACGGGTTCTTTAACAAGGAATACACAGGCCGCGTGAAGTGGCGCGTTGACGAGGACTTGAATGACTTGGGGGCGTTGCGTCGGCTGCGGTCTCGTATGGAGCGCGAGTTCGCGCACGGGTGGAAGTACGTGGTTGACCCGGACGTTGACGTGAAGTCTGGCCGCGTGGATGCGGCGCTATCCAAGTTGCGTCATGAGATGCGTGAGCGGGCGTTTGGGAAGCATGAGGCTTTCCATTTGGATATTAAGCCGAACATGAGTGACCATGAGCTGCGGGAGGTTGGCCGCAAGCTCAAGCACTTCAAGCGTAAGTGGGATGACACTGAGTTGGAGTTCAAGCTCGGGTTGGATCATTCGTCCCGCTATGTGGCGGCGGCCCGGTTGGCGATGCTGGCCCGCGACAGGTGGGTGAAGCTGCGTCCGGTGATTGACCACAAGGCGATGGTGATCGCCAGGGAGACGTTGGCCGCGATGTCGGGTTGGCGTTTGGCGAAGGATTTGACGTCGAACGTGTGGGACTTGGTGAAGAATCTGGACAAGATGGTGCCGCTGATTGGTGCTGTGGGGGCCGGGTTTGCGGTGGCCGGTTCTGGCGTGACTCAGTTGTTGAAGCATACGCTCACGTTGGGCGGGGCGATTGCGCAGGCTGTGACGGCTGCTGGCTTGCTTGGTCCTACCTTGGCCGTGACTGCCGGGTTTGTGGGTTACACGCTGATCCAGGCATTTAAGGGCCTGTCGGATTACTTGCCTCGGGTGACTGACGCGTTCAAGGACATGAACAAGGGCATCCAGAAGGGGTTCTGGGATGGGTTCACGCCTGAGCGCGTGGACGGCCTGGTCCAGTCTTTCTTCCCTGCGATGAGTGAGGGGTTTGCCCGCTTGTCGAGCGCGATGGGCGCTCATTTTGGGAGCTTGCTGGATTCGTTCAACAAGGTTCTCAAGCCGCACATCGGTGAGATGTTTGAGCATGCGTCGAAGGGCGTGGACGAGCTTGCTTCCCACTCGGACTCTCTGGCAACGGTCTTGGCCGTGTTGGGGAGGCACGGGTCGGCTACGTTTGAGCGGATGCTCGGATGGATTGGCCGAGTTACGGACAAGTACGCGGATTGGCTGGTAAAGGCTGATGCGTCTGGCGAGTTGGACGCGCGTATCCAGGCTGGGATCGAGGCATTCAAGGACTTTGGCCGCGCCGTGTGGAGTGCTGGCGGCGTCTTGAAGGGGTTTTATCGGGCGGCTGAGGCTGAGGGCGGAGCGTCGATGCGGCGGTTCGCTGATGGCCTTGAGGCCGTGAATAAGGCCGTGAACGGGGCGGCTTTCCAGTCTGGTTTGCGCCGCATGTTCCGTGGCATGTCTGAGGCTTGGGCGGCTTTCAAGGCTCAGACTAAGGGCGTGTGGGGCGAGTTCGCCTCCTCGTGGTCGCATCTGGCCGCTGAGGCTGGCGAGGCGATGGGCCGCGTGGGCGGGAAGTTCACGAAGGCCCTGCTGACGTCGTTCAGTGGCAAGGAGTTCAACAAGGGGTTCCATAACCTGTTCGACGGGTTGGCGGATGGCTTGTCGCGTATTGCAGGCGTGTGGCCGAAGGTGTCGAAGGGCCTCGGGTCCTTGATGTCGTTCATGGGCTCCTTGGGCAGGGGCTTGTCGCCTGTGGTTGGCGCGGCTATGGAGGCGTTGGCTCACGCTGCAGAGCGTTTGGGTCCGGCTTTGTCTCGTGCTGTTGAGAGGGGCGGTCCGGCGTTGGGTCGTGCTATCGAGTCGTGGGGGAAGGTTGCGACGCCGGTCGCTGAGGCGTTGTCGAAGCTGCTGGACGCTCTGGTTCGTATTCCTGGCGCTGTCGAGGCGGTGGCGACTGGGTTCCTGGCTTTCCGCGGCTTGTCGTCTGCGGCGTCCTTGGTGAAGGCCCTGTCTGGCGCTTTGTCTGGGCTGCGGGCTGATTCGTTGGCGGCGAAGGAAGCGTTGTTGAAGTTTGCGGCTGCTCGCGTGGGCGCGTCTGCGCTTGAGGGTGGCGCGGCTGCTGGTGAGGTGGCGGCTGTGGCGGCTGGCGCTGGCGTGGCCGGTAAGGTCGGCAAGTTTAGCGGCGTGGCGTCGAAGGTGCAGGGCGCTATGGGCAAGCTCGCTCAGGGGGCGGCTGGTGTGGTGTCGTTCTTGACTGGCCCGTGGGGTCTGGCGCTTGCTGGCGCTGGCTTGGCGTTGGGTGGCCTGATTTCGTGGTCTAACCAGGCGACGGACGCGTTGAGTAACGATCTCGCTAACGCGCTTACGAAGGTCGCAGATGGCGCTGATGGCGCGTCGGCCAAGGTGTCGTCTCTGATGAGCGAGGTCACGAAGAAGGCGGGGCCTATCGGGCTTAAGGGCGGTAGCGGCGTCGATCTGGCGTTGCAGAACTACCGCGCGGCCCCCCGGTGGGCTAACTGGCTTTCCGCTGGCCTTGGCGAGTGGGGGGCCGGTAACGTTCACGCGACAAGTGCTGCTGTGAATATCTCGGACGCGTTTGATCGCATTGCTGAGATTGCTCGTTCAGGCAATTTTGCGGGCGCGGCTGAGGCGTTGCGTCAGATGCGCGAGGAGCTTGTTAAGGGTGGCGCGTCTAATCAGGAGTGGGATAAGACGCTGGATTCGGCGTTGGATTCTGTGACTGGTTTGCGTGCTGGCCTTGAGGAGTATGCGCGCTCGATGGGGTATGCGACGGATAAGCAGTCGTTGCATAACTTGTTGGTGGGACAGACCGACCTGCTGTGGCAGAAGATGCAGGCAGATCAGGCGCGTTTGGCGTACAACACGGCGGCTTTCGGTAAGGCGATGGACCAGAACTTTACCCAGTGGGGTTTTGGCGCTAAGAAGGCTGAGGGGTTGCATGCGGCGATTGAGCGTGTGAGTCAGTCGATGATCGACGTCGGCGCAGCGGCCAGGGACGCAAACGGTGAGGCGGTGCAGTCGGTTGAGACTGTGCTGTCAAACCTGCAGGCTCAGGTTGACGCACAGGCGCAGGTGGCGCAGAACATGCTGGACCTTGCGTCGGCTGGTTTCAGTACGCAGGTGTTGGAGCAGTTGGCGCAGTTGCCGCAGGGCGCTCAGTATTTGCAGCAGCTTAAGGACGCATTGGCGGATACGTCGGATGCGGGCAAGGAGCATTTGCAGGAGTTGTTGAACCAGGTGAATGGGCTGGGTCCAGCGCTGCAGGGCGCAGCGTGGAACGCGACTCCCGCGTTGCAGGAGTTCCACAATGCGGTGACCGGATCGTTTGACACGATGAAGCAGAACGTTGTTGGGGCGTTGAATCAGCTGGGCGTTGATGCTGGCGCGAAGGCGGCGGCGGCTGGCGCTACGACGTCGGATGAGCTGATTAAGGCTTTGTCCGGTGCGGGCGTGCAGATCAGTGAGACGGCTGATGGTTGGGCGTTGACGCTGAATGGTAAGACGGCGCAGTTCAGTGCGGCGGGCACGGCGAACGGTAATGCGTATGTGGGTGCTGTCGGCGCGACTGCGCCGAGTGCTTACATTGTGGGCACTGTGGTCGGCAGTCAGGCTCATTCTGGTTTGTCCGCGCCGAATTACGCGCAGCCTGGTCATGCGGGCGGTTCCAGTTTTGCGTCGGCCTTGGGGTCGATGGCCGGAGCAGCGTATTCGGCGGCATCGAGCTTGGTGTCGCAGGCTGTGGCTGGCGTGAGTACGGCTGCGAGCCGGTTGTGGAGCATGGGTGTGAACGCGGGCGCATCGTTTGCTAGCGGCCTCATGAGTAGGGTGCAGGGTGCGATTGCGGCGGCGCGGTCGATGGCGGATTCTGTGGCGTCTGGCGTGAAGGTTGCGCTTGATATTAACAGTCCGTCGAAGGTGTTCCGTAAGATCGGTTATAGCGTGCCGGAGGGTTTCGCTCAGGGTATTGAGCGGGCGTCCGGGTGGGCTACCGATGCGGCTGTGAGTATGGCGTCTGAGACGGTTGATGCGGCTCGTGGCGTGTTGGAGATTAACAGCCCGTCGAAGGTGTTCCGTCGTTTTGGCGAGTTTATTCCTCAGGGTTTGGCTGGCGGTATTCGTAGTGAGGCGGATGCTGCTGTGCGTGAGGCTGAGGCGATGGCTGGCCGCGTGGTGGATGCTGGTACGGGTGTGCGGATGCGCGTGTTTGATGGTGGCAGGTTGGACATGTCGCAGGATTCGCGTGTGACGGTGCGTGTTGATCCCGAGTCGTTGCGTGGCGCGCGGTTTGGGTTGCGCCTGTCGGACGAGACGGAGCTGGAGACGTTCATTAGTGACGTGGCTGATGGGCGTGTTGTCGAGTACGCGCGCATGGGTGCGTAGTGGCCCTTTAATGGGTGGGCGGCTACTCCCCTACTGGCATGGTCTGGTTGGGGCATAGCCGCCCGTTTGGGGGCCTTTTTGGAGGTGTTTTGAGCATGGTTCAGGGGCCGATGTTTAAGGGGTTTATTCACCGTGCGACGGGGTTGCCGACGTTCGCGGTTAACGTGGGTGGCGTATTGAAGGCGGACGGGAAGTTTGTGTGCAAGATCGAGCAGCGGTGGCAGGACCCCTGGTTTAGTCCGTGGGTGTTCTCATACGTGCTGGCCCCCGTGGGTGAGGCGGTCGAGTACACGCTTGAAGGGTCTGATGGTCGCACGTACGGCCCGGTGTTGTTGACGAGGACGGCTGACGGGTGCCCGGACGGTGGCGCGGAGGTTGCTTCCCAGGCGGGGCGGGGCGTATTCGTGGACTTGTATGAGGACACGGGCGACCCGCTGCGGTGGGAGAACCAGGTGAGCGAGTATGAGAACGGCGTAGTCCGGTTCAAGCGAGGCAAGCTGACGGGGGCGTCGAGGTTCGTGGTGGATGCGCCTGAGAGGGTGCGTCAGGTGCGGGACGTGTTGGAGGCACCAGGGTTGACGCTGATTTCGCTCGGACAGCCCGCGAAGGGCGTGGACGGGGTCAGGTGTGTTTTGGTGAAGTCGGCGCGGTACGACCGGCTATCTCCCGAGGGTGACCGGCAGATCGACGTCGAGTGGACGGCGCAGCCTTTCACCGGCCCGAGGGGCGAGTGGGGTTTGGACGGGCAGGTTGTTCCGTCTGCGACGTGGGGTGACGCTATCTCGCAGGGCCGCAAGTGGGGGAACTGGACGGTGCTGGATGTGATGAAGGGCGTGGGGTTTGTGGAGTGAGAAGCCCGGAGGAGTTGAGTGTTGACGTGTTGACGTTGCCGTGCCGCGTGTGGTGCACGGTGAAGTCCACGCGAGGCAGCGTCGTGTTGGCTGACGACGTGCCAGTGGAGTCCGGCCAGTTGGAGCTGTCATCTGGGCAGCAGACGCAGGAGCGCTTGACGTTCAACCTGTCCCCGGATTGGACGCCGCTGAATGAATGGTCGCCGTTTGCCCCGTACGGTCAGGTGGTGAGGCTGCTGGTGCATGTGGAGCCGCAGGGCGCGTCCCCGTTCACAGTGGACCGGGGGTCGTTCTTGCTGCAGGAGGTGACGTGGGATGCCGGCAGTGAGGGGCCGGTGAAGGTGACGGCATACTCTCTGCTGCAGCGGCTTGTGGATGATGACTTCCCGTTTCCTACGTCCCCTGACGCGAAGGCGACATTGAAGCGCGAGGTGGAGCGCTTGTGTTACCCGCATTTGGTTCCCGTGTTGGAGTGTGATGATCCGGTTCTTCCTGGTGGCTTGTCGTGGGGAAACAAGCGCGTCGAGGCGCTAGGGAAACTCGCTGACATGTACGGGCTGCGGTTCTACGTGGGGGCGGATGACGCGTTGCATGTGGTGGATTCGACGCGGCGCGGCGTGGTGGCCACGTATTCGGGTGAGGACTTGTTGCTGACGGAAGCTAGGAAGGCGTCGCACGCGGTGCCGAACAGGTGGACGGCGGTGTCCAATTCGACCTCTGGGGATAGGTCTCATGCGGGCGGCTTGTCGCACACGGTGGAGGTGAACGCGGGGCCTCGCTCGGTCGCCCTGTATGGGGTTGTCCATAAGGTTTTGCAGGTGCAGGCGGGGTCGCAGGATGAGATTGTGGCGGCTGCTGACCGGGCGATGCGTGAGGCGACGTCTGGCGGCGACGTGAGGTCGTTCAGGATCGTGCAGGACTTCCGTCTGGACTTGGGTGACTTGGTGCAGGTCCGTACCCCTGACGGCGAGACGGTTGCTGGGGCGGTGACTGGCCTGGTGATGGACTTGTCTGGTGGCGCGCAGTCGATGCGCGTTGATGTGCGAGAGAAGGTGGTGTGATGGCTGGTAAGGCGTCTTTCTGGTTGGATGCACCCAAGGGCTCGGCCCCTGTGGTGTCTGGCGTGCCGGGTAAGGTGGTTGGCGCGGGCGAGAATGGGACTGTGCGCGTGGAGGTTGGCGAGCCGGGGAACGTGGTGAATGTTCCGTCTGGTGGCGGCGTGTTCAAGCCGGGGTCGGATGTGCGCGTGCAGGTGGATGCGTCTGGTGCGCCGTCTGGTGTGTTGGATGCTGGCCCGTCTGTGACTGTGGGTGGCCTGGTGTATGCGGGCGCTGAGGGGCAGCGGGTGCGTGAGGTGGCTGATGCGGCGCAGGTTGCGCACGATCAGGCTGAACGGGCGATGCGTGAGTTGGAGGAGGCTCGCGGGCGGACGGCGCAGGATATGGCGTCGTTGCGTTCGACGCTGCAGGGGGCGCAGGCTGATGTGAGTAATGCGCGGCTCATGTTCTCGACGTCGGAGAAGGACCCGAAGTCGTATTTCCGTGACATTGGCGCGGAGCCGCCGTTGAACGCGGTGTATGAGCAGCGCGGCGCGGGTGGCGCGGTTGAGTACAGGTTCAGGTGGGATGGTCGGAACTGGGTGGAGTTCAACCTGGGGACGTCGAGTGTTCACGTCGATCAGGACATGTGGACGCGCATGCTGCATGTTGCGGGGAACGGGACGATCACTGGGAACCTGATTGCGGGCGGGTCGGTGACGGCAGACAAGATCGTCGCATCGAAGGAGCTGAGCGCGAAGGTCGCGAAGTTTGAGGAGTCGGTCGTGTCGAGGTTGCGGGCTGAGAAGGCTGTTATCTCGGGGGACCTGATTGCCGAGAACTTGACTGGCAAAACGATTACGGGTTCGGTGGTGCGGGCGGTTGACGATGGGGGGGAGGTGGAGTTGTCGGCCCCGGCCGGGAAGCAGCCTAACGTGTCGTTCCGTAAGGAGGTTTATTTTGGCGCGGAGAACGAGGTGAAGCTGACGCCTGAGGGGCTGCAGGGGCGGTTTTTGGGTTCCTCAAATAGTGATTTCAAGATCACGTGGGATCAGCTGCTTTCTGCCCCCTACTACCGTATGGTGTCGGGTAATACGTATATTGGCGTCCCGAAGAACGGCGTGTTGAAGGTCCCGTTGTGGGCAGACACGTCGGCGCGCGGCGCGCAGATCAAGGTCGTGAATAACAATTCGGTGCTGGTGCCGAAGGCGGGCCGTTATCGCGTGTCTGGCTGGGCGTGTGTTCAGTCGGGCACATGGGATACGGTGACTCAGGTTGCGTTACTGCGTGGTGATGCGCAGGATGCTAATTGGGGCGACTTGTATGGGTACGCTATTGCCCCAGTTGGATCGTACTCGACGCCGCAGTTTACGGGTCTGATTGATATTAAGACGTCGGAGCGAGTGTCGTTGGGCGTTAAGACAAATGGCACGTCGTATGTGCGCGATTATCGTTTTGAGGTTGAGTTTGTGTGTCCCCTGTGATGGGGCATTGTGTGGAGGTTGAATATGGCTGAGAATAGCTTGAAGGGCGTTAAGTTGCCTGAGTACAATGAGCCTTTGTTGGCGGGTTTGGCGAAGGCTTTCAATAGCGCTGGGCTGATTCAGGTTGCGACGTCTGCGGCTAATGCTAAGGGCGCTATTGATGACATGGCTAAGCATGGTGTTGCGCCGACTGTGGCTAATCCAGCGTATTTGGATATCTTGGGCCAGTTGTATAAAGCGGATGGGTCGAAGGCTGGGGACGGTTCCTGGCTGTTGAGAGCCTTGAATGAGGTTGAGTTGGATTCGCAGGTGTATAACGCGTCTGGCGCGTCGTATAGTGTTGGCGCAGGTCAGTATTACAAGTATTACTCAGCTAATCTTCCGGTGCGCCCGTATCGGCGCATGGTGCTGTCGTTTGTGACTGGGTGGGCTAACACGACGGGGAATGTTGACATGTACTTGTGGGTGAAGTCGGCGGGTAGTGTGCGGTCGGCTTTTAATAGTGGCGGTTCGGACCAGCAGTCTAATGCGTTGTTTAATTTCGGGATTATTGACGCTAATGTTGCCCCGCAGGTTGAGTGGGGCATTTATGGTCGCGGCCCTAGTGGTGGTTCTGCGACGTTTACGAGGGATGGTTCGTATAACCGTTTTATGACGGTTGCGTTCCCGATCAGCATGTGAGTGGGGGTGTTGTTGTTTGACTGTTTTGGCTGAGGCAGCGTTGCAGGGCTTGTCGGATGGTGAGCTGATGGCTTTGTATCAGAGTGTGATGGTTGAGTTTGCTCGTCGTGACGCGTTGAAGGCGGCGCAGGCGGCGACTGTGAAGGCGGCGCAGGATTTCGCTGAGGCGGTGAAGGATGAGCCTGCGAAGGATGTGTCGAAGCTGGATTTGACGGCGACGATTGGTCCAGGAGAGCGCGTCCTGGTGGATGGCGTGACGTGGAAGAACGTGTCGGGCCAGTGGTTGTCGCCGTTTACGCAGGGGCCGAAGGATTTTTGGCGTGGCTGGATGAAGTGCGGGGCGGACGGCAAGGTTATTGTTGGCGAGCATAAGCCGTGGGCTGCTGGCATGCATGTTGGTGAGGGGGATCAGTGTCAGCATGTGGGGCGCGTGTGGCGTTGTGTTAAGGAGCATGATTCGTCTGCGGAGTTTGCGCCGGATAAGGCCCCGGCGTTGTGGCAGGCAATTGACTGATTGAGTGTGAAGGGGTTGTTGTGGATTACGTTAGCTTGAATGCGGATTACGATATTTGGTCGAGCAATTTCACGCAGGGGCGTGGCGGTTATGCGTTGGATCGTGTGGTGTTGCACCATAATGCGGGCGTGCGCATGTCACACCAGGGCGTGTATGGGGCTTTCGTGTCGAATGGTACGTCGGCGCATTACAATGTGGATGCTGAGGGTAGCGTGTGCCAGTATGTGCATGATTCGGATACGGCTTATCATGCGGGTGATTGGGGCACTAATTGCCGGTCGATTGGTATTGAGCACGCTAACGTGGGCGGCGCGTCTACTGGCTGGGCTATTTCGGATTCGACGGTGGATTCTGGCGCGCACTTGACGGCGGCTATTTGCGCGGCGTATGGGCTTGGTCGCCCTGAGTGGCGCGTGAACGTGTTCCCCCATTCGGACTTTTTTAGTACGGCGTGCCCGGCCGCGTTGCGTGATGAGCTGGCTGGCCAGTACATGTCTCGCGCCCAGTATTGGTACGACCATTTGGGTGCTGTGGAAGGCCCCGGCTGGGTGAAGGAAGGCAACGGCTGGTGGTACCGCAAGGATGATGGCTCGTGGGAGACGGGCTGGTTCCAGGTTAACGGCGACTGGTTCCTCGCCGACGAGAAGGGCTGGCTCAAGTCCGGCTGGGTGATCGAGGACGGCACCTGGTATTACTTGCATCCCACCCATGACACGCGGTTCGGTGTGATGGAGACTGGCTGGGTGCAGGATGGCGAGAACTGGTTCTATCTTGGTGATGATGGCAAGATGCGTACCGGCTGGCAGCAGGTCAAGGACAAGTGGTACTACCTGGAGCCCAACGGCGTGATGCGTAAGGGGTGGCTGTCTGAGGGCGGCCACCATTACTTTATGGACGATCAGGGTGTGATGGTGACGGGTGTTGCTCGCACGCGCCTTGATGGGGCTTGTAGCGTGTTCGACGGTCAGGGGCGTTTGGTTGTTGGGCGCGTGGTGTTGGAGCAGGATGATCAGGGTGTCCTGCGTGTTGTGAAGGAGGCGGCATGAGTGATGAGCAGCGTGAGAAGGGTTTGACGTCGCAGACGGTGTTCCCGTGGCGCGCGACGGTGCGCACGGTGGTGCAGGTTGCGGTTGCTTTGGCGGCGTTGTTGCCGTTGGTGTTTGCGCAGGCTGGCGTGTCGGCGGCTGAGGCGTCTGGTTGGGCTGCGGTCGTGTTGGGCGTGTGTGCGACGGTGACGCGCGTGATGGCGATGCCTGAGGTTGAGGGCTTTTTGCGCGTGTGGTTGCCGTGGTTGGCGGCTCACGGTCCGGAGGTTGACGCTAAGGGGGACTGATGGTTATCGAGTTGTTGGCGTCGCCTGCGTTGTGGGCGGCGTTGGGTGGTCTTGGCGGCGTTCTGGTGACGTTGGTGACTAAGCGCGCGGACCATAACCTTGATGCCTTGAAAGTCCTCGTGGATCGTTTGGAGCATGAGGTTGATGGTCTGTCGCAGCGTGTCGCGTCGCTTGAGGTGGAGCGTGACGCGTTGGGGCGTCGGTTGCGGGCGACATTGGATTGGGCGCATCGCGTGTGGCGTTGGGGTCATGCGTTGGTGGAGTTGTTGCCGGATGGTGTGGATGCGCCTCCTGTGCCGGAGGTGCCGCGCGCGTTGGAGGATGAGTTCTGACGTGCTTGGGGGGCGTGGCCGGTGTTGGTTGCGCCCCCCTGTGCGCGTAGTGTGTTGTTTGTTTTGGAGTGTGGTGTGTTGTGGCGGCAAGGTTGAGTGAGCTACACGGGGCCGTTGAGGGGTCTGTGCGGCCTGTGGAGCGGCGTTCGTGCAAGGTGGGCGCGTTTATTCGCAGTCTTGATTCTGAGGACGCTGAGTGGCTTTCTGGGGCGTTGGATGATCCGTCGGAGTCGTCGGCTGGTTTGCGTCGGACGTTGCGTGCAGCGGGGTTTGAGGTAGCTCGGTCGAGTTTGTCGGCGCATCGCAGGGGGGAGTGTTGTTGTTATGGGGTCGCTTAAGAGTGTGCATGAGCGCGTGAACGCGCCTGTTGCCGCGTCGGGCGCGCGAGTGAATGCGGGTAATGGGGCTCGCATTTTGACGTTGGATATTGAGTGCAGTCCGACTGTGGCGCACGTGTGGGGCCTGTGGGATCAGAACGTGGGGTTGCCTCAGATCGTTGAGGACGGTCGCATGATTTGTTTCGCTGCGAAGTGGTACGGGGACTCGCAGACGATGTTCTGGTCTGACGAGAAGGATGGGCACGAGGCGATGGTCGAGGCGGCGTGGCGGCTGCTGGATGAGTGCGACGTGTTGGTTACGTTCAACGGGATCAAGTATGACGTGAAGCATCTGAATCGTGAGTTTGTGTTGGCTGGTTTGGGTAAGCCTCGTCCGTACAGGAATGTTGACTTGTTGCCGGTGGTGCGTCGGGAGTTCAAGTTCCCGTCGAACAAGCTGGATTACGTTGCTAGTCGTTTGGGCCTGGGCCATAAGGTCTCCCATGAGGGGCATGCGTTGTGGGTTGCTTGCATGGAGGGTGATCGGGATGCGTGGCAGCGGATGGAGACGTACAACCGTGGCGACGTCGAGTTGACGGAGCGGTTGTTCGACCGTTTGCGCCCGTGGTTGTCGTCGGCTGTCCACCTTGGCGTGTGGGCTCAGGGTGAGGGGTTGTCGTGCCCGTCGTGTGGTGGCACTGAGTACGAGTCGTGTGGTGAGGCGGTGACTGCTGTGAGCGTGTTTGAGTGTTTCCGCTGCAAGGCGTGTGGTGGCGTGTTCCGTGGGGCGCGTGCGGTGCGGCGGGTCGCGTCTCGCAGGGTGGCGTGATTGAACGCATGGTCAGTTGGTGGGGGTGTAGCCGTTTTTGGCTGCGCCCCCACCTTTTTGTTTAGGGTGTCAATCGTATAAGGTTGCGCATGTTGTGCGGTACGGTTGCGTGAGGCTTGCAATGTGGTAATGTTTGGCGTGCGGCAGTTGTTACCGACAGACATAGGGAGTGATGCAAGGTGTCGCAGCGGAAGATCGTGGACGAGGACGAGGCTCGCCGTCTACTGATGGACGAGGGGTGGACGTACCAGCAGATGATTGACCTGTATCGTGAGAAGTATGGGGTTGAGACGTCTGCGTCTGTGTGGAGCCGTTTCTTGAAGGGCGCGGGCAAAGCGCGCATTGTTCGCACTTATCCGCTTGCTGCTCCGTGGCTTGTTCGGGCCAAGAATCCCCGCAACGGGCATTACCGTACTGGCCTGCGCGCTTTGGCGGCTATTGAGCATGGTGAGGATGTGGCGGGAGAGAATCGTCGCATCGCTATTCGTCTGCGTCGTGCGCTTGGCGTGGGCCGGGTTGTTGATTATGACTGGGATGCGAATGCTTATGTGCTTGTTCCTCGTCGCGAGGGGATTGATAAGTGGTGGATTCGTGACCCGTTTGTGGATGACGATGGCGAGCCTGTGGCTGATTTGTCGCGCGTGACAGTGGCTGCTGCTGAGGCGCATTTCGGCATGTGATGGCAGGTTCGGTTTTCCCACTTGGGGGCTGTGACTTAGGTCGCGGTCCCCTTTTTTGTGTGTTCCGCTTGCACATTCCGTTAGCCGTGCGGTAGTGTTGCGTTTGTTCGACTGATCCGGTCGGGCACTTTCAACACGTTTCCTATTAGAAGGGAGGAAGCTCGCGTGGACGAGAAGCGGACCATCTGCCGACTGTCGTATTCTAGCGCCGCACAGTACAGTGATTGTGCTGAACGCTGGAGGCTATCTCGCGTGTACGGTCTGGACAAGGCGACCTATTGGGTGACCATGATGGGCACGGCGGTGCATGAGGTGACTGAGGCTATTGACCTTGATGAGGTTGGCCTCGCTACGGACAAGCATGCGCCGCTGCTGAATGAGGATGTGGAGAAGGCGTTCACGTTCGCGTTCGACCGAGAGAAGGCTCGCCGCGTGGAGGCGGGCACGACGATCAACGCGTCCGGGCGTGTCCTTAAGACGGGCCTCGGTAAGGGCGGTGGCCCGAACAAGAAGGACGAGGAGTGGGCCAGGCATTACGGGCCGATCATGGTCCAGAACTGGATCGATTGGCGCGCCGCTAACAACTATCGGATCGCCCTGTTCGACGCGCCGGACGGGAAGGCGATTCCTGGTATCGAGCTGAAGGTGTCGCACCCACTGGGCGGGTATCCGTATGTCGGGTACATTGATCGCATTCTCGTTGATGGGAATGGGGAGCTGCTTGTGGTGGACCTTAAGACGGGGAATCCGCCGCAGTCTACGACGCAGTTGAAGGCTTACGCGGCGCAGTTGCGTGCTGCCGGCGTACCGGTTGTGAAGGCCGCGTACTGGATGGGTATGGACGGCGACGTGCTGGATTGGGTGCCGATGACTACCCGGAATGATAGCTATGTGGAGACGTGGCTGAACAACGTTGGCCGCGGTTTGGAAGCGGGGATTTTCCCCGCGTCGCCGGGCATGATGTGCAAGGCGTGTCCCGTGCGAGAGTACTGTTCAGCGGTTGGTGGCGAACGTAGCGGCGAGATTCCGCCGATCACTGGCCCGGTCGAGTTCATGGAGGTGGCGTGATGACTGTCCCGGAGATGTCCCCGTGGCGGGATGACGTTGGCCGCGCGACGGCCCTGGCTGTGGATACCCCGGCTGAGGTGACGGTGACGATGAAGGCTGGCGGCGGCTATGACGCGCCCTGGATGGTGTTCCGAGGAAGCGTGTCGTCGGTTGAGCGCGCGCTTGAGGACGCGTTCGGCTGGCAGGGCTGGGATCACGAGAAGGTTCCCATGAGTGACGCGGTGCTGTCGCTCGCGAAGGCCCTGACGGGTAAGTGGAATGTCGTGGACCAGCTTGCCGCAAGGGTGATCGTGGACGACGTTCCCGTAGACCTTGGCCTGCATGAGGGCGACGCGGACCGTCCGAAGGCCCGCGAGGTGGACCCGCTAGAAAACCTCTCAGACAATGAGAAGAACATCTACAACCTGGTTGCAGACGCGCAGGATGTGCCGACGTTGCACGAGTTGTGGCGTCGCTACGGGACGGCGATGAATAACCAGCCGGTCCTCGTAGAGGTGTGGAAGGCCAGGGGTCGTGAGCTCGCGGCCGCCGCGAAGAAGGAGGCGTGACCGTGGCTTACGAAATGAACGAGCATTGGATTGCACTTCCGGTGGAGTTTCCTCTGACTGTAGAGGAATTGTACGACCTCGCTATGCGACTCCCTGATGATAGTGAGGTGATGGTCGAGGCGGACGCGTGGCGGCGCGTCCAGTTGAAGGCCCGCATGAATCCTCGCGGCTAGTCTGCGAGGCCGTTACAGGCGTTTCTAACACGGTTAGTTGCGCCGATCCTGACCCCGCGTGGGGTCGCACAGAACAAGAACAAGAAAACATGAGCACCCCGCAACAGTCGGGGTGAGAAACCAAGGAGAACACACTATGCAGCGTGTCGTCAAGATGCCCAACACTTCCAGCTACTTCCGCACCAAGGACGTTGAAAACGCCCGCGCTATCCTCGTCGTCCCCCACAAGGTGACGTTCGACGTCCCCACGAACTTCCAGGGCAAGGAAGGGACGCGCCACGAGGTTGAGATGGACGCGTGGGTGTTCCACACTCAGGCTGACGTCGAGCAGGGTACGCCCGAGGAGATGCTCGGCGTAACGTGGGGCGCGAACAAGGGCATCGCGCGTGCTCTGAACGGCCAGATTGGTAACCTCGTCGGACCTTTCCGACTCGTTAAGGAGAGCGGTGCCGGCGGAAAGAACTTTTGGACGACCGTGGACCTTGGGGAGGGTGAGCCCGCGTGGGGGCCGGTCAACGAGTTCGCGGATGCCCTGTGTGCGAAGATGAGCGCCACCCCTGACGCGCCGTCGTTCAGCGATGAACCGCTGATGCCTGATTTTGGGGCCTGACCGTAGCCTGTGGGACTGAATGTATTCCAGTCCCTCCGTAAGGGCGTGTCCGGCCAGCAACCGCTCCCCCACGTTCCCGCTTTCGCTGACTTGTATGAGGCGGGCGTGGTGCCGAGGCAGGGGCAGGTGGTGATGGTTGCTGGCCGTTCCGGGTCGCAGAAGTCAGGGTTTGCCCTGTTCTGGGTTGCGGCAATGGGTTTGCCGACACTGTACTTTTCGGCGGACATGGCACCCTTTACGGCGGGCGTACGGTTAGCGAGTATCGCAACTGGCATGTCGTCCAAGGAGGTTGAAGCCATGATGGGCACGACGAACGGGCGGGCACAGATCGAACAGGCGGCGGCGTCTCTGCCTATTGAGCTGTCGTTTGGTTCCCCGATCACGTGGGAACAGGTGGAGGACGAGCTTAACTGCTACGTCATGCTCCACAACGAGTACCCGAAGGTTGTCGTGTTCGACAATCTGATGGATTTTGCCGGGTGCGAGTCGGATTATGAGGCGCAGATGGGGGTCATGCAGGATGTGATTGCGTTTGCGCGTACTACGGGGGCGACGGTGATCGTTTTGCATCATGCGTCGGATAAGACGCTGGATGCGAAGTCGAATCCGTGGAAGCCCCCATCGCGGGACCAGATTAAGAATGGCTTGTCGGAGAAGCCTGAGTTGACTCTGACGGTCGCACTGGACCCGATTAACAAGGAGTTCTATGTCGCGTGCGTGAAGCAGAGGGATGGTTTTTGTGACCCGTCTGCGTCGCGTTATGTCGGCTTGACGTGTGACCCTGCGCGAACCTGGTTCGGGGCGCGCGGGTGACATGATGGAAGGAAGTGTGAGTCTGTCATGACTTTCTGGATGGCGTTATTTCTTTCAGCGCTGGTGCTCTACTTTGGGCTGCCCTTGCTGTGGGTTCTATTCGAGGTGGTAGGAGCCTGGCAGGACCACTGGTTTGACCGCCTGGAAACAGCCGCAAAACGGTTCTGTGAGAAGCGCGGCTGGAACTGATTGGAAGGAATGAAAATGAGTGTAGCAACGATTGCCCTTGTGGTAGCTCTGGCGGGTCCCGCCGCAACAGCGCTTGTTCTGACGCGCATACTAGCCGACCTGCGGGACGTGCGTAAGGCGTGGTCCAAGACGGAACTATCCGCCCTTGACTACGGGCTGCGCCTGACGGTCGTTGAGAAGCGCATGCGAGAAATGCAGGCCGGGGTGCGTGAACTGTCTCGCGCGGTCGGCATGATCGACCGTGACGTGCAGGAACTAAACGCGGGCAAGTACCCAGGTAGCGATGACGACCATGAGGCCCGGTGCCTCGGTTGCCGGGCTTGCATGAGGGGAGACTGCAACTGATGCCAGTGTCAACAATGATCCTCCTCGCAGAGTACGCGATTATCGGCATCATTCTCGGCTGGATGGGGCGAGGCCTGTGGGACGAGTGGAAGTGGGAGAAGCGATGACGAATAGGAACAAGGCCAAGGGCGCCGCGTGGGAAACAGACGTCCGCAAGTATCTGCGAGAACAGGGACTTGACGTCGAACCACTCAGACAGTTGGGGGCCGTGGATGAGGGCGACCTCGTTGTGCGCACCCCTAACACGGACGCCCGCATCGTACTGGAAGCCAAGAACCGGGGGCAGGTGAGCCTCCCTCAGTTCCTGCGCGAGGCGGCGGATGAGTCCGCGCTGTACGCCCATAACCGGGGTATTCCCCAGGCGGACGTGTTCGGCGTGGCCATCGTGAAGGCTAGGCAGAAGCCGACAGGTCAGGCGTACGCGGTCCTCACTCTGGAGGATTTCGCGCGCCTCATGAAGCGCCTCTAGGGACTGCTTTACACGGAACCAATTCAACACACAGACAGGGGGCGTCCATATGAGTGAATGGAACACGCGGACAGGCGATGGCGGTCGCCTCAAAGCGGTGCTTGACCACTTCAACGTGGACGCCCCCCACGGTTCAAGGAAGATCGTCTGCCCGTTCCACGGGGACGTTAACGCCTCCCTCAGCATCGATTGGAGCAAGGGCCTGTGGCACTGTTTCGGCTGCGGGCGGGGCGGGGACTGGCTTTCTTGGATCATGGAGGAAACAGGAGGCAATTTCAAGGATGCCAAACGTTATGCAACCGCTGCCGGACTCGATGGTGGCGGAACTGGCGGCGAGGGCCGCGCACTACCAGCAGCAGGCCGATGGGGCCAGAACGTACCTGCAAGCACGGGGGCTCAGCGTCGCAACATGCGAAGCCGCGCGACTCGGCTACGCTGGTGACCCGTATCCGGGCGACGAACCCTACCAGGGGTGCCTGGTTATCCCCCACATGAATATGGATGGGGTGACGACGGGGATCAGGTTCCGGCGCTTGGACGGCGGGGAGCCGAAATACACAAGCCGTTCTGGTGAGCGGTTCACTATCTACAACCTGAATGGCGTGAAGGGGGCGAGGGTTGCCCACATTGCTGAGGGTGAGCTGGACACGCTGAGCCTGGTCGAGTGCGGCCTGGCGGCGTGCGGCATGCCGGGAGCGTCCTACTGGAAGCCGTGGATGGGCCTCGCATTCTCAGGGTGCGAGCGCGTGTACGTGTGGGCGGACGGTGACGAGGCGGGCGACCGACTGGCCGACGCCGTAACGGATAGCCTGCAGCAGGCCGTGAGGGTGACGGTCCCTCGCGGCACGGACGTGAACAGTCTACTCGTGGAGGGAGGTGCGGCATGCGTGACTGGTTTGATCCCTCGCTGAACGACGAATACCCTGTGACGGCTGACCACGTGCGGGAACTGCTCGCAGTGGAGCCGCCTGACTTGGACGCCATTTCGGATGACGTACCGGGCCAGGTACCTATGTTGTGGCGGGCTTTCCGTAAGGGCATGGACTGGTTCTGTCGCCGCTCTCGCGTGCCTCGCGAGGAGGTTATGGGCTGGCTGTACCTGACTGCCTGGGAACGAGCGCAGACGGTCGCTAGCGCTTGGAATAACGCGGGAGAGGCGGGGATGGTGAACGTCCTTTCTGACATGCTGTTCAAGTCCTATCCCGACTATGCGCACCACGAACATGAGGTTCCGTGGGCTTTCGACGCGGACGTGGACGAACTTGGATAGGAGGCGATGGAATGCGATACGACCCTGGAATGATTGTGAGACTGCTACCGCTTGCGTTCGACAAGCAGCGCGGATGGGGCGTGAGCCTGTCCGAGACGCACATTGAGGATGGCATGCCTCGCGCTAAGCGCGACCCGTCCGAGGGTGGCGACATGATGGCCATGTGTGCGGACGCGCAGCGCGCCTACTGGCACTTGTCTCAGGAAGAAAGGAACGTTATCGGCAACCGACTGATCCTCGGGGCGACACAGGAAGAAGTCGCCGCCGCGCTTGGCGTGCCGCTGATGACTGTGCGCCGTTTGGAGTTCCGTGGCGTGCGGAAGATGTGCGAGTTCCTAAACGGCCGCCCACTGGATGACGGGCTGGATGACGAGCCCTTGGAGGTGGTTCTGTGAGTGACGTGGTTAATGATCGTCTCAACGTGATCGAGCGCGGCCTGCGCGCCGAGGTTGAGGAGTACAGGGAGGCGATTGCGGCGGCTGATCTGCTGCTTGTCACATCGGCCCGCATGTCCGGTTGTGACGCGCTTGACGGCACGGTTGCGTGCTTGCGTCGTCTACGCGGCGAGTTGGGGGCCTGTAAATTGCAGGCGCTAACGGCGCTTGGTCTGCTAGCACGTTCTCGGGTTTACGCAACTCGAATGGAGGGCGAGGATTAGGCTCCGTTGCCTCCAATGATGCCCTTTTATCTCGCGCCCATGCGCTTCCCCCCGCTCCCAGCTGCTTGACCGGCAGCTGTGGGCGGGGGGGATTTTTTGTTGCCATCACGCGGCTAACCGCCCCTCACCTCGCAACACTTAGCACGGGGCTTAGCCTCTGGTGGGAGTACCAGATGTACTACGACCTGTGATCTAATCGTCACTCAGTGGCCCCCACCCCGATTAAGGGGCGGGGGCCGCGCCACAACCAGTAGACTCACATCGAACCTGTTGTTCAGTCTTTGAACCGACATCCCGGAGGACACG